GTCATTGCCGTCACCCTGCATCAGAACCTTCACCGCATCGGCCAGCTGCTGCTTCTGGATGTGGGCACCGATCTGGCGCAGCATGACGCCGAACAGATCCAGCTTCTGGAACCGCAGAGCTTCGTAGGAAGCAACCAGCATTCTGCCCCGTTTGGTCAGGGAAACCAGATGCTCCTTGGTCTTCACCTCAGTTTCAGGGATGGCTGCGCCTTCCTCCACGTCCTGCAGTTCCTTATCCTCGTCGGTGGGGACAGAGTAGATGCTGCGGTAGTCCATGGCATCGATGACCGTGGTAGTTGCGGTGATGTTGGGCAGGATATCATTTTCCTCCATGCCCTGACGGACGGTACGGGCGATGTACTCAGGGAACAGCACCGCAGAGTCCATGGTGCGGAAGAACTTCTCCACAGGAGAAGAACCGGCTCCTTTTGCCCGGATACCGAAGCGCTTCAGCTGCCGCTGAAAGGCGTCGGTACCCTCCAGAGCGGTACCCCGGTAATTCTCACTGGGGTCCAGAGACTCCAGTACCTGGGTAAAGCTCATGCCTTCCTGACGATACATACCCTTTTCCAGTTTCAGATTGTCATAACCCATTTTCATTTTCCTCCTAAAGAATAATAATTTGGTATCGGATTTCTATCAGATCAAAAATCCGCTTTCCACGGTTTTCTCCCTGCCGGCACTGCCCATCAGTTGGGTGGAAACCGGCAGCATTTCATTCAGCCGCTGCTCCAGTGCTCCTTTCAAGGCCAGCAGGTCTTCTGCAGCAGCCGTTTTCGCCACACTCCGCAGCACAGGCTCCGGAACTCCCAGTTCCAGCGCCAGACCCAGCCGTACCACGCTGTCCTCCAGTTCCTTCTGATAGCGGATACCCAGCTGAGCCTGTTTGTAAAGGGCACGATACTCTGCCTGAGCACCGAATTCCTCCGCCAGTTCCTTCAGACAGCGGGTTCCACCGCCCATGGCTTTCAGCACACCGGCAGAAGGCTGTGCAGGCACTGCCACGAAGGAGAATTCGTAAGCATCCATAGGCTCTTTCAGAATGGCGCAGCACACCTGCCCATCATAGACTTCGCCCTTCATATGACCGCAGGTACCGTACTCGCTGCCGCAGACGGAGCAGACCGCCATACCCATGGCACAGCCCACGGAAACTTCCTTTTTGATACCGGCTTCAATGTCTGCAATGATTTCATCGTTGCTGCCGCCCCGGCGGATATAAGCCCAGGCTTTGATGTAGCTGATACCCTCTTCTTTCACCACCTGGGCCTCAAAAATCCGGGCAATCTGCTTGTCTGCGCTCCACTTATGATCCACGACACCGGTTTTTCCGATGAACAGCTTTGCCAGAGCAGGCAGCGCCGCGGTATCAAACCGCTCATGATCCCGGTCCACCTGATCGTCGCACAGCCGCAGAGAGAAAACATATACCTGTTCCGCTGTCAGCTGGGCTTTTGCCTGGGCGTTGATGGCCTCCAGCTGCATCCCGGTGGGTGCACCGCTGTTGATGGCCTCGGCTGCTTTTTTGATTTGCATTTCCTTTCCTCCTTAAACCTTTTCCGCATCACTGCGGTATTTTTCTGCCTGAGCCCGATACAGCTCCGCCTGTGCCTCCTGCGTAATGTCCTGCAGGGAAATATCGTCCCAAAGGATCTCCACCCGGTTATCCAGCCCTTCCAAGGCAAGATAGGTCTGGCAGATTTTCCGCATGGCAGGCTCCACAGCCCGCCGCAGAGCCCACAGTTCAGAAGTCAGCAAGTCTGCCTGCTGGGTGCTCATCCGTTCCGTAGTGCTCCAGCTCAGGCCCAGCAGGAAAGGAGGCAGGCCGGTTTTGGCCACCAGCTGTTCCAGAATCTGCCGCACAGGAACCTCGGAATCCAGAATGGGCGCTTCCCCACCGATGACTTTGATTTCCACATCGCCAACCGCCACAAAATCCCGGACGGTTCCGTTTTTGCTGTCCTCCATGGCTCTGGCCCATTCGGTTGCCACCGCTTTTCCCCGCTCCTGGGCAGTAGCAGGATCCAGTTCCTCCCCGCCCTTACAGATGACGCTGTAACGGATATTTCCGGCCCGCTCCCAGTTGGTGCCAATGGTGTTATAGATCTTCAGCAGAATATCTGCCAGGAAAGGCATTCCCCGGAACAGGCTGACGCCGTAAGGATGGGAAGGCTCCGGATGCCAGGTGGTAAACAGCAGCAGATGCTGGTAGGGCAAAGGCCGCATGAGCCCATGCTCATCCATACCCCACAGCACCGTCTCCAGGGCATTGTCCCCTTCCTGAACTTCCAGACTGGTCACATCGCCCCAGCAGACCGCCCGAAGTTTGCCTCCGGCCACCACCAGCTCGCCAACAGCTCTGCCGTAGGTCAGCAGGCTGTCCAGGTACCCGCTTAAGAAGCTTTCAATACCCAACTGTCCACGTCCACAGGGCATCATCTGCAAAAAGTGGTTCAGTTTTTGCTGAGCTTCGGTTGTTCTGCATTTGACCTCAAAGCCACCGCAGAGCCGCACCATTTTCACCACTGCCGCATCCAGCACCGGAATGGCCTCCCGCATTTCCCGGTAGACCCGTTCCTCACCGCCGCCCAGCGGCACAAACCCCCGCATAGCGCCGAAAGGATGCATGTCGCCGTTTCGCAGCTGGCAAACCGCAGCCACACCATTTTTCTCCTTCTTCCGTTTCAAAATTCTGATTCCTCCTTTACTTTTTCCGTTCCACCGTACAGGCGGTAAACCCAAACTGCTTTTCTCCCAGCACCGTGGACACAAAATACCGCATGTCATCCATGGCATGGTCGTGCTCTTTGCGCACCTTATCCTTACTTCCACTGCTCAAATCCCAGACATACTCTTCCATCTCCCGCAGGCAGTCTTCACAGCCTTCGCAGATCACGATTTTTCCCTGTTTCAGGCAATCGGAGGTGAGTCGGATACCGCTGAGCACATCGTTGTTGGCCTTCTGCACCCGCCAGCCACGTCTTCGCAGCACCTCGATGAAGCTGGCCGCAGACGGATCCACGATCACCGCCGTAATATTCCTTCCGTCTGCCAGTTTTTCCAGTTCCCGGGCATACTCCTCATCGGTCATCTGCCGCATTTCTCTCCGGGAATTGAAGTAAAACTCTTTTACCCGGTACCAGATGCCTCCGCTTCTCCCCCAAAGTCCCATGGAGGTGGGATTCACCGTTCCGTAGTCGCAGGAAACATACCACTTGTCGCAGTGTTCCGGCACCTTTCCCGCCATCTCCGGTTCAAAGAAGTCATAGACTCTGCCTTCCGCCTGAGCCCACTGTCCTAAGATAAACCGCCGGTAGAAAACGCCGGTGTACAGCCGCTCATACCGCTGCCGGATTTCCTCTGTCAGGGAAGGATTGTCCTTCATAGTAAAGTGCAGCCGCAGACAGTTCCGCTTTTCCGCCTCCAGAATCCAGGTTCTGTAAAACCAATGGCTGGGGCCTGCCGGATTGCAATTGAACCAAAGCCGGCTTCCTGCCACGCTGCATCGGGCACAGGCCTGCTCCACAAAGGATTGGGGCATCAGCGCCACCTCATCCAGCAAAATTCCCGCAAAGGTAATGCCCTGAATCAAACTCGCTGAGCTTTCATCCCGTCCGCCGAAGATGTAGTATTGGTTTTCTTTTCCCAGAAACCGCACCGTCACCAGATTTTCAGACCGCTTTTCTTTCCACCGGGCACCCAGAGCTTCCAGCCGGGGCAGAATCTCCGACAGGACATTTCTCCGGAGCGACGCAATGGTCTTCCCGCAGACACCAAACTTTTTCCCGTCGAAGCTGCTCTGGGCCCAGAGGAAAAATCCCAGCCCCATGGCCAGTGTCTTTCCCGACCGAACCGCCCCGTCACAGACAATGGCTTCCATGCCGGCAGTTTCCTTTCCAGGAACCCACCAGTTCAAAACCAGCCTCTGTTTGGGAGAAAAGCTCTTGTAGCTCATGCCTTCTCACCGCCCTGGAGGGCCTGCAGGAAGGCATCCACATCTGTCCTTTCCTCTCCGGCAGTCTGCGCCAGCTGTTCCAGGGCCCGGAGCCGGTCAATCAGCTTGATCTCCACTGTTCCCTTGTCATTCCGCTTCACTTCACTGAGCAGACTCAAATCCAGCTCATCCAGACATAGGTTTTCCTCCAACGCCAGCTTGACGCAGTCATTGGCCTTTCCAAAAGCCAGCTCTGCCAGCCGTCGGGTCACATCCTGCCGCCGGATATCTCCGGAACGGATCCGCTGCTTCAGTGGCTTATCCACGCTTTTGCGTTCCATAATAACCTCCCTTTCACCAGTAGGGGAAAATGCAAAGAAGGTTGCACACAGATGTGCAACCTTCCAAAAAAAGAAGGGGAACAGCTGATTCAGCCATTCCCTGTCCCTTAAAATTTTTCTTTGATTTTCCGGATACCCTTTTCCAGAACTGTATCTGTATTCTGTCCCAGTGCTGTTTCCAGCAGTTTAAACTCCGTCAGGCTCCCATGGGGCACCGCCCAGGCGCCTGCGTCACTGCCGGACGCCACCAGACCGCCCATACCGGCAAACGCATATACATTTTCCAGAGCGCTGTCCAGAATTTTCTGCACCGCATTCTCATTGAATCTGCCTTTTCCTCTTAAGTTACCAATGGTAGACAGGGTCGGAACCCAAACCGTCCCCATGTTTGCCATAGTCTGCAGGGCATCCCTATCCAGATAGGCACCATGCTCCACGGAATCCAGTCCTGCCGCCGCAGCTGCTTCTGCGGTCCGGGCACCGTTGCAATGGGCCATGACGGAAAAGCCCTCCTCATGGGCGATGTGGATCAGTTCCCGAATTTCTCCCGCCGGCAAGCCATCCTCTGTCAAACGGCCAAAGTGGTCAAAATCCATCAGTCCGGAAATCATGATTTTCACGAAATCCGCACCTTCCCGCCGTTGCTGCACAATCAAATCCCGGTATTCCCGGAAATTCTCATACTTTTTCCCAATAAACACCCCGTAATGCCCCGCCTTACACAGATTTGCCAGAGGTGTCCGGTAGGTGATTCCATATTCCTTTGCAATTTCCCGGGCCCTGGCGCCGGCACCCCACCGGTCACCGCCATCCCGCAGATAAGTATAGCCCTGTTTATGATAAATCTCAATTTGCTGCCGGATCCAGGCATCATCGGTCTTTTCCGCGTGCCGGGCAATGGCTGCCTTCCACTCATATCCATCCAGAATCATGTGCATATGACAATCGCTTCGCATAGCCTCACAACCTTTCTGCGAAGCAGTATAACAGAACTTGCAAAAATTCGCAACAAAAAGGAGAGGGTCTCCCCTCTCCTTCTATTTATTTCTTATACAGCATCCGGATGGAATTCAGCACACACAGCATCGCCACACCGGAGTCTGCAAACACCGCCAGCCACATGGAAGCATAGCCAAGCAGGCCCAAAACCATCACAATGAGCTTCACCGCCAGGGCGAAGACCACATTCTGCCAGGCGATCTTATTGGTCTCCGCGGCAATCTCCAGTGCCTGGGGAACTGCCTCCACATCAGAGGTCATGAATACCACGTCTGCTGCTTCGATGGCCGCATCCGCACCGCTGCCCATGGCTGCACCCACATCGGCACCTGCCAGAACCGGCGCATCGTTGATGCCATCGCCCACGAACATGGCTGCGCCCTTTTCCTTCCGGATCGTCTGAAGCTTTTCCAGCTTCTGCTGGGGCAGCAGGCCTGCGTGAACTTCCCGGATGCCCACCAAACCGGCAACC